ATCCATATGAATGCAATCGATAAAAGATATCATCTAGTCCGATGCTGTATCTGTTTGCAGCATCAAAAATCTTATCGACATCTTTCGATGTCCATCTAGTAAGGTCCATGTAACTTCTCCTTATAAAGCGAGATTGTATTGTGTGATCCCCGAAGGCAATCAAATTTATTTAGCAAGTTTGTATCACAGCGCACGTTCGGTTATCCCCAAATGAGGATCATGCCTAAATAAGAAAAGGTACCCAAATCAAGACAAGAATGAAAAAATTCATCCCTGTCGTTATGCTATTGATGACCGCCAGTGCAGCAAATGCAGGCGGAATTGTATCAAAACATTCTACGAGTGTTCAACTAACTGTTGACTCTGCTATGTCTCACGCAACTCGCGTTGGCAATTCTTATAGTATTAGTGGAACTAACGTTGGAACCTCTGACGGAACAACTGCTGGTGTGCTTTCAACAGGTACAATCACCAGTGGAATCTATTCCCCTGGCACGATTTCAGCAAATCAACTTTCAGCAACAAACGGAGAGACATTCTCTTATAGCACTTCTTTCACACAGGGTGATGCAATTGAAACTAGTGCTCCAACAGTAGGAGATGTTCCTAACTTCTCTAATGTAACTTCTTATACTGCTGGTGTAGCAGGAAGTCTAGCAGGTACTGTAACCAGTGCTGGTAAACTCACCGTGACGGCTGGTGGAGCTGGCACACAAGCAACTGGACAATTTGTGTCTGAGATCACTGTCATTGACTGAGGATAAGAGCAATGAATATCATTCGTTGGTCTGTTCTAAGTGTGGTGGGTGTAAGTGTCACACTTGCTCCTGCCCTGGCGGTCCCCGTGGTCCCAAATTTCACTCAGGGATCAATGACCAGTCACACAGAGACAACTCAGACTATAACCGAGACAATAAATAGCATGGACTACAACACTGGGTATCAGTATTCTGCTACTGGTTCTGGTGTATCTGCATCTGGAAATCTTTCACCAGGATCAGGTGCTTCAAACGTTACTATTAATGGAGTGACCACATCATGGACGGGTGTAGCGAACAAACCAACGTACACACAAACAACACCAGGGCAAGCGTTTCAGTTCACAGAAACTTATCAAGGACCTGGTTTAAGCAATCAAACAATTATCCAAAGGGTGACGGAGGTCACAAGCGTCACAGATACAACCTCCATTTTTTCTCAATAATTGCATTATTATTTGCATCTCCTTCTTATGCTGAAACTATTGGTGGTGTATCAGCAACAGCATCCCCCGTTGCAAATAGCTCTGGCTCAGTTACCAATCAGGCCATTCAGGTTTTACAAGGACCATACATTACAAACACATATGGAGGGGGAATTCAGTGTCAGGGACCCACTCGCAATTTCACACCCTATGTAACAGGTAGTGCTTCTGCGTCTAAACCATACGAACCATACTTCAATGACCCTGTATATGATGTTACCGATAACGTCGGTGCCTTCGATGATGATGGGAATGCAATAGGAGATGGTCGTATTGATAATCCAGGAGATATTCTTTTTCACAAAAGAACTAGAACTGGACAGAAAGATAATTATAGTTTAGGTGTTGGTTTCTCTATGACATGGAGCACACCCATAGATAAAAACTTACAAGATCTATGTAAGAAAGCAGCAGCAACACAAATTGAATTGAATGCACAGTTGACTGCCAACAAAAGATTAGACTTTGAGATTGCGAGACTTAAAAATTGTGGAAATCTAATCAAAGAAGGAATCAGTTTCCACCCTAGAAGTCCTTACTATAAAATATGTGCTGACGTTGTAGTACAAAATGTAA